GCGAGCGGCTGCCATTACCACTCGATGTCTTCGCTGTCGGTTCCGGTTTTTGCCGTTGCGCGAGGAGCTTCGGTGACTTCAAAGCCGTAAGCCTCGGCCGTTCCACCGCTACTCCATGTGTGCAGCTCCAAGACCTGCACGGCCTTCGGCTGCAGCGTGATTCCGGCTCCGAGCGACGCGGTGTACCAGCAGTAGGGAACGACAGCGACCTTGAGCTTCGATCCGCCGCCAATATTTTCGGTCGTCACCTGACCGGCTGCGTCGAACAGCTTCGGCTGACGGCTGTACGTCTCGCCGTCTTTGCTCTTGCCGGTGGCCTTCACCTTGAGCTTGAGCTGAACCATGCCGTCGTTCTCAGTCCACGGCGCGGCGTGAATCTTGATCTTGTCCTTTTTGAGTTCGCGCTTCTTGTCGGCGACAAAGTCGGCGAACATGGCCTCGATCTGCTCGATGAAAGGCTTGGCCTCTTCGGCGGTCATTTCGAGGTCTACTTTGTAGACACCTTCGTCCGAGAACTTGGTGTCCGGCGTGTTGAGACGCGGATAGCGCGCCGTTCCTGTGGGTGTGGTGATGGTGTTTTTGCTCATTGTATTATTCAGTTGGGTTTTGGGTTTCTAGTTGGATAGGAAAGTCGCTGTGGCGCATGAGCGCGCAGAAGTCGCGCATGGTCATGGTGACCAGCATGTCGCTGTGGTCTTTGCGGTGGATGACCGCGGAGTGCTTGTATTGGCCTACGCCCTGATCCTTGTTGGCGTCGCGGCGCGCTTGGCAGATGGCGGCATCGAGATCGAACCGAGCGCGTCCATGGCGCTTGCACTCGAAGTGCCAAGACGGCAGGCAGGGAACGACAACGTCCGGCGCACTGATCCCCCAAGATCCTTGCGAGACTTGCGCTCCCCGCCGTGCCGGAAAACCTTCGGCGGTTAAAGCCTTGGCGACTTCGCGTTCAAACGAGGCGCCTTTTTGTCGGGAATTAATCATTCGTTGATCGCCTCCCAGAGCGACTTATCCGGTGCGTAAACTCCGTTGCTCTCGTCGGTCAGCCGCGGCGCCGACACGATATTGGTCGGCTCGGACCTTCCGCCGAAGCGCGTCAGGCTCGGACGCCATGTCATGTTGAGCGTGCCGGTGCGTCCGGCGCGGTGCTTGGCGATGATTAATTCAGCGTCCTGCGGTTCCGGCTCCTCGTCTTGCACCGCGTAGTAGGCAGGGCGATGAACGAGAGCGACCAAATCGGCATCCTGTTCTATGCTGCCGCTCTCGCGCAGATCGGAGAGCTTCGGCCGGTTATCAGGACGGTTCTCCGCTTGCCTGTTTAACTGCGCGGCGGCGACCACCGGAATGCCAAGCTCCATGGCCATGGCCTTCAACCCGCGCGAAACAAAGCCAACCTCGTTCTCGCGCGACTTCGCGTTCGCGTGCGAGACGAGCTGCAGGTAGTCAACGAAGACAATCTTCACGCCCCAGCGCCTCGCGGCCAACCTCGCACGTCCGCGGATGTCCAATAGTGACATACCACAGCGGTCATCTATGTACATAGGCTCGCCCGAAAAATCCAAAGCGGCGGAACCGATGCGGCGCTGACCGGCCAAATCGACAAAGCCGTTGCGAACCAGCTCGGTGTTGGTGTTCGCGCGCGATAGCACTACGCGAGCGGCCAGCTCGGTCGCTGGCATTTCGAGGCTGAAGTAAAGAACCGGAACACCGCGGCGCGTGAGGTTGTCCGCCATGTTCATCATGAGGGCGCTCTTACCCATGGCCGGACGACCGGCGACGATGGCCAATGTGCCGCCGCGCAACCCGCCGGTCACCTGATCGAAATCCGCAAAGCCGGTCTTGAGGCCCAAGGTCTGCTTGTTGTCCATGAGCGCTTCCAGCTCTTCGATCAGCGAAGGAACAATCTCGGCCGCGCTGCGCATCGAGTCGGTCGGCGTGCCGAGACTCAGCGAAAGCACGCTTTCTCCGGCCGACTGCAGCACCTCGTCGGCATTCGCTGCCATGTCCATCGCGGCGCTCTGCATAGCGATGGCTGCGGAGATGATAGAGCGACGGCCATGCAGGTCGCGCAGGGTTTGCGCGTGATACTCCAATGCGCTCAATCCACCGGTCGCGCGTGAAAGCATGTCGGTAACCTCTCCGGCGCCGCCGACACTCGTCAGTTTCTTCTGCGCGTCGAGGCGCTGAGTGACCGCGATGATATTCGGCACACCGCCATCGGCGCGGATCTCACTGATCGCATCGAAAATTGCGCGGTGCGCCGGAGTGAAAAACAAATCGCCATGCAATCCGGCAACTTCATCGGCGAGCTTCGGCTCGGCCATGAGCGTGCCGAGCACAGCCTTCTCGGTGTTTGGACTTTGTGGGGTGGTGGTGGTTTTCATATCGAGTAGTCGTCGTCGTCATTCGCTGCCATCGCCGCCAGAGCCAGCGCTGCGAGCAGTGTCAGATAGACGAGCACTTGCGCTTCGCTCATTTCGCTCCCTCCGGCGCTGCCGCATTTCGTAGCGACGCTTCAGCCAGCGGTCGCACGCTTCGTCTACCGCTATGACATCGTCTGCTACATGTGGCCATACGCTGCGTAATGTTTCTTTAAGTTCAGTTCGCATGGGCTGCCGGTTCTACGTCGTTCGGCGTGGTGGCAGCCGGTGTTTCGGTGTGAGTGCAAATGTGGACAAATGCGGACATGGAAGCAAGAGTTTTATCGTCGTCGCGTGCAAATATTTCGTCCCAATTTTGGCGGAACCTTTCGCCGTCCACCGGCCGCGGCGCGTCGCCCTTTCCGGCGCTCATAGCTCGTAGCCCTCGCGCAGTCCGAGCGCCTCTTGCACCGCCTCGTAAGACTCGGATGCGATGTGGTTGTCCGGCTTGATGCAGCGCCCAAGGACGCGCACCAAACGGTTGTTTGAGCGGATCAGCGCGCGGTTCTCCTTGCGCAGCTCCTCGATCTCCGCCTGATGCCGCCGTTCCTCGTTGCGCAAAAATTCCAGCTCGGCGCTCTGGCCAAAATCTTGGCCAAAGCCGACCTCGCCAACAACTAGGTCCGGCGCCTTCATTTTGCCGCCTTTCCAAAAAGCCAGTTGTTCCGCCGCTCGACCGGCGCCGTCCCGATTCCCCGCTTGGCGAGGAACCGGTCGCAGGCGCGATGCATTTCGAGGTGATAAATGCGAGGCACTCCAGCGGTGCCGCGGTCAATCTGGATCGGTCGTCCGTTCTTAGTTGTCATTATTTCGGACCTCCTCCAGTTGAGCCGAGAGCTGTTTGACCAGCGCCGCCAGCGCAGCGATCGTGCTGATCGCATCCGCGGCGACTTCTTCGAGGTACTCGACGTTAACGTTGATGTTGCGGGTCTTCGGCTGACGAGCAGCCGACTTGTTGGGTTTGGCCTTGGGTTTCATAAAAGTATTGAAGCAGTATTAGGCAGAGGGTCGGACAACGGCTGGGATACCCCCTGCGATTCTTGCGAATAAATTGCTGCGACTTGCTCAAGGAGTTCCCAGTTGCTGGGTTGCCGGTGGCGGGCAGGGCTGTAGCGCAGCTTCTTGCGCCCCTTGAGATCTTCCAGCGTCCAGAGGACAAACTGGTTAATGTCCGGCAGGTATGCTGCGAGGATGTCGAAGTCGCCGTGCCGGTAGGCTTCCTTCGTTAACCCTCTGCCTAAGTTGACCGAGTAGTCTCCGCGGATGCCGTCGAAGTAGGCAGTCTTAACCTGCACCATGAGCGGGCGCTGACCGGATTTTACGATGCACAGATCTGCCGTCTGCGAGTGCCCCTTTGGCGTGAAGACCTCAAAGTCCATGACCATCGCGCTGGCCGCAAAAAGCGCCTCGGCAATCTCGCCCTTGCGGCAGGACGACAGCTCCGGTCTGGTCGCCAAGGCAATCACGCCGCGGCCTCCGCGTTAAATTTCCGACGCTGCTCGGCTAGGCTTCGAGCCAGCGCACTCTCGGTAGGTTGCCCCTGTGCCGAAATCGGGACCACCTTCGGCCGGTCGGCCGGTGGATCGATAAAGACGCCGCGCCAGCCACTCTTGATCGATTTGCGCAAAGCCTCGACGGCCTGCTGCTCGTTGACCGATCCAAGGTCAGCCACGATGTTCTTGGCGGCGAGGGGAGTCAGGGGCGCGCGGATCTCGCGGCGGTGCTGCGCAAAGTCAGCCCATGCACGCGCCAGCCCAATTCCATGCGGAAGGGGTAAGGTCGATGGGTCGAATTTGGCGGCGGGAGCTTTCTTGGGCTTGGGTGCCGCTTTTTCCGAATTAGGAAGCGAAGGCGACTCGGTCGCCGGAGCGGGCGCGTCAGCGCTTTGTCTATTAGTCTTATTTAGTCTATGTCTATGGGTGTCAGATGCTGACAGTTTACCGTCAGATTCTGACGGTTTGCTGTCAGATGCTGACGGTTTAGTGTCAGATGCTGACGGTTGCTCTGGCTCAAAACTGTCAGATTCTGACGGTTTAGTGTCAGATGCTGACGGTTGTCCGGCCTCGATCCACCGCTTCACGCCGACCAGCTCGAAGTTGGCCGCTCTGCCAAAGCCATGAACGCGGCCACCGACCTTGACCAATTCCACCTCACCGGCAGCAACGAGCCTGCGCAGCGCGTCCTTCACGCCGTTGATGCTCTTGAGTCCGGTGTTGCGCCGGATCTCCTCGTTGGTCATGTAAGCCAGATGGGGCGTCTTCTTGTGCGCCTTCCACGCCAAGGCGCATAGCACCATGCGCGCGGCTACATCCTGCAAGTCGCAGATGCGCACCGCGTAGTCGGCGGCTATGGCGCTCACGGATTCCTCCTCAACCGGTTGCGCTTCGAGACATCACTCGACTCAAACTGCAGCACACCATCCACGGTCGCCATGCCGGTGTATTTGCACCTGAGCGTGTCGAACGGCGGGCAGACCGGCTTCCAGCTCTCCGCGTCTTTAACCCAGCAGATCGCCCTCTCGTTCCACCGCGGGACGCTCTCGATGTAAAGCATCCGCGAGTTCCGCGGGGTCTGCGCCTTGCAGAGTTTCACGTTGGCAAACTCGTCGCCCTGCAAGATGCCGACTTGGCGGGCGGTCTCTTCGGCCAGCTCCTTGGGAGACTTAGGGGAGGCGACTAGCTTGGCCTCCGGCTTCGGCTTCGGCGCCGACACCGGCTCAACCGGCGGGGCGGCTACCGGTTCCGACACCGGATTAGGACCGGAAGCAGGCTTCGAGACGGGCTGAGGTTGCGGCTTAAGGATGGACTTGGCTTTTTCGAGGATGGTTTGCATGGGTGTTTTTAGAGAAAATTTTGCGAGGCTGTACCGGTCGGGGTTTTTGAAGAGAAAGAGCGAGTCAGACCCCCTCCCCCCCTCTGTACAGAGGAATGTGCGTGGCGATTGTCAGTGCGCGGTCCTTATACATGTTTTCTATAGTATTGAGTTATAGCGTAAGTCGTTGCGCATCAACATCGATGACCTCCGGTTGTGGCACCGAATTGACCGGCGGGAGCGCGGCCGCGGCCTTTTGCGCCGTGTCTCCGGCTACCTCGACCGGTGTAAACGCCACATCCACCACATCTCCGCGCTGCTTTAGTCCCTGCACAAAGCTCTCCCAAGCGTCCGCGGCCGGTGCGACGACGTGCTCCACTCGCTGGGTTGGTCCGCCGGAGAGCAGCTCGGCCTTCTCGGTCGCCACTGCCGACATGATGACGAGGCCGTGGTCTTTCATATCCGGCACGCGGTCAAGCAGCTCCGCGGTGCCAACGGCTGCGAGTGTCTTCCAATTGTTGGCTGCCGTCTGGCGCGCCTTCTCCAGTGCTTCCGGCCTGTTGCGGATGAGCGCGATTATCGTGTGGTAGCTGGTGTTGAAGGCGC